GACGAACGGATCGAGAAAGAGCTCGATGATCTCGTGCGACAGGACCGAAGCCACGCTCTGGTGGCCCGTCAGGACGCTGCCGCCGTCGAGGATGGTGTTGCAGCCGATGCGCCCGTCGATGGTGCCGTCGGCGTCCTCGGTGTGGTAGCCGAGAGCATCGGGCGCCTCAGGGATGGCGTCGACCAGGTGGATGCGGCTCGAGCCGGGCACCCACGCGGCATGCAGGCCGCCCCTCGCGTAGTAGATCTTCGGAGGCAGACGGCCCCACCCGGGGGCCACGTGCGAGCGGAGCTGCATGTCGATGGCCGAGGTCATGAGTCGCGCGTCCTCGTCGGACACCTTCGACGAGTCGTTCATCACCGCGATCAGCATCGTCAGTCGCGCCCGCCGTCGAGGGGCTTGCAGCTCCCGAAGATGCTCGTGATGACCGGGGCCACCTCGTTCACGCATGCGGTGCAGTCTCGGACGCCGGCGCCCACCTGGGCTTGCGTCGGAGCGTCGCGGTTGTGCGCGCACGCCGTGACGACGGCTACGACGATGAGGGTGGCGATGATTCCGAGCGCGATCTTGAGGCTCATGGTCCCTTGCTTTCCGTCAGGTTCACGTCGCCGCTGCCGGTAGCGATCGACGATGGGCCGCTGTTTTTGCCGTGGTCCTCGAGAGCGATCGAGGCCGTCAAGATCCCTGTCAGGGCAGCGAGCACCGTGACGAACTGCCCCATCTCGAGCTTGCCCAGGACGACGAGCACGGTGCAGGCGATGAGCGCGGCCAGGACCACGATCACCTTACGACTCGTGGCGAGGCTCGCGAACGGATTCGGCTTCACGAGCGGTAACCTACCCCGCAAACGGCTCAAGGTCCACGGCGCCATGATCCTACGGCGGCGCCAGCGAGGCCAACGAGCGCTATGACAATGGTGGCGAGCGTCGCAAAGAGCGCTGCTCGGTACTTGCGCGTGGCTTCCACCGGCTTCTGCGCCATGTCGACGCTCAGGCTCTGGATCTCCACATGGCCGCGCTGCATGGCGAGCCGGTGCATGTCCGTCGCGCGCTGCTGCTGCTCGAGCTCCGCGCGTGCCTCCTGCTTCGCGCGGTACTCGCGCCGCTCTTCGCGGTCCCTCTCGAGGATCTCCACCACGTCGTCGATTCTGGCGAGCTTGGTGATGTACGGCTCTAGTTCGGCATGCACGATGTCCCTCACGTGGTTCGCGAGCCCTTCAGCCATCCCACGGAGGCGCTCGTCGACCTCCGAGAGCACACGACGGCGGAAGGCGTCGTCGTGATCGTGTGGCGTGAGCGTTGTCGGGACGTGCACCTCAACGACGCGTTGCATCGATCCGCGCGACGGAGGCCTCACGGGCTGCTGCCGACCCGTGGTCCGCCGGTGGTCGAGCGGGCGCGAGGTGTCTGGCGGGCCCTTACCACGCTCGTCGTCAGTCACCTGGGAGCCCAAACGAGGCGGCCACCTTCTCCAGCAGCTCGCCGAGCGCGAACGGCTTCGGCATCTCGCCGCGCGGCACGTCGAGGCCCTCGGTGGAGATCGCCCACTTCTGAAACGAGGAGATGCTCTGCGAGTCGCTCATGATGATGACCGGCACGTCCGCCATCGCGGGCATCGCGCGGAACTGCGCGAAGAACATGAGGCTCGACCCGATCCTCGGCGCCTCCTTCGCCACCTTGACGTTCCACCCTTCGACCGTCGGGCGAGCGCCCTGAGGGATAGGGTCGCCAGGCGGCAGGTGAACGTCGAGTAGGACCACGCCAGGGAGCCGCGGCGCATCGCCGGAGCGCTGAGGGCGCATGTACTCACGCCGCACGATGGCTAGCGCCTCCACGCCGTTGGTCGCGCAAAGCACGCGATATCCGCAGTCGGTGAGCTCCTGCTTGATGACGTCGCAGAGCTCGGAGTCGTCCTCGACCACGAGCACGTACCGGGCCGGCCGCGGCGAAGGACGCTCGTCGGGCTCCTGGTCGTCGTCCTCACGCGCGGTCGACGGGACTGGGATCGGCTTTGCGACCGCGTGGACGAAGGCGAACCGAACGCTCTTTTGGGGTACGGCGAGCGTCATTCGTAGAGCCCCATTCCGTACTTGTACATGAGCTGCAGATACGCCTGCGACCGCACCACGCTCTCCACACGCACGTCGTCGATCAGGCCATCCCATCTTTGCGCGCTAGACGCGTCGTTCGCTGGATTGCCACCGACACACCAGCGGCCGTGCGTGCCGTAGTCGACGTTCCCACTTCGCGCCGTGGAGGTGCCGACCGCGTTCCCATTCAAATAGGCGCGCATCGTTGTGCCATCGTAGGTGCCGGCGACGAGTTGCCATTGCGCCAGTCGCAGCCTATCACCCGCGGAGGAGACTCCGACGCCGGTCGTCGTGGCGCTCGTGCAGAGGTTGAACGCCCAGCCACCGTTGGTTGTGGAGTCCATCTCCAGGCCGAGCGACTCAAACGGGGCCGTCCACGTTCCGTTCGCCCGATACTGCTTCATCACGATGTCAGCGAACGTTTTCGTAAACGCGTGCGGGAAGACCCACGCGCTCATCGTGAGCGCCTGCGCCGGCTCGCACGCCGACGTATTCGCCGACGCGAGACAAGCGGCCGTTCCGATGAGATCCACGCATGCGCTCAGCAGGCCGGTGGCGGCGGCACGACGAACGGTGCCGGCGACTTCGGTGAGGTTGAGCGAGCCCGCTTGCCCAGAGTTTACCCACGGCGTTGCGGTATCGTCGAGCTTGTACCAGAGCTGCGTGTTTGAATCCGGTAGGATGATGCGAGGCGTTTTGCCGAAGGTGATCAGGCCCATGGTTGCCTCAAGAGATCGAAGCGACGTCCATTTGAATGAACTGCCCGGTGTAGCGCGAGAAGCCGTTGGCGATGATGATGCTGCCGTCCCCCTGAATAGCGTCGTTCTCCTTCAGCTCCGCAGAATCGACAGAGTCCGCGAAGAGCTCTACATAGCCGCCGCCGTGGATCGTAAAGGACTTCGTGTAGTCGACGGCGCGGACGTAGACCCCGTCGGTGGCCCTGTTGAGGTAGTAGACAGTGCCCTCGATCGTTAGCCTGTAGCTGTTGCAGACCGTGGAAAAGGTGTAGCTCCCATCGCGCAGCGGCGTGCCTCCCGTTTGGAAGAACGCCCCGTCGTTCGAGCCACCGGTGTACTTCATGGTTTCGACGACACCCCGGAAGCGGAGCGACACGGTGTAGGCCGTGCCGGGCGCGCCATCCATGGTCGCGCCTACCGTGGCTGTCGCGGGGCAATTGTATGCGCCGGCGCCGTTGTCGCTGAGTCCAGGGAGTTGCCAGCGTAGCCCGCCGAGCGCAGGGCCACGGAAGATCCCAGGCATTACGAGCAGGCCCCTGTCCGCCATGAGGCCCATTCAGTCGGTCTCCGCGTTGATCCAGAACGACGCCGTGGCGTCAGCGGCGTAGGAGGCCCCGGCGGCACTGACGGCCACGTAGATACCGGTGGAGAACGAGCCTTGCAGCGATCTCGGAATGTCGAGCGAGAATGTCATGCTCGGATCGACGGGCACCGACAGGAGCGGTGCGGCGCCAGCGCTCGGCTCCGTCGTCGAGTTGAACACCTGCAGCCAGCGCGAACCGGGCCCAGCGTTGAAACCGACGAGCATGAAGAGCCTTGATGCGCCGCTCTTTACGAGCCGCTTTGACTCATACGCCGAGCCCGCCGGATCACTCCAGGCCATTAGTTGTACTCTGCAACGAGGTAGATGGCGCCGTTGACATCGGCGGTGTAGCTCGGCCCAGTGGTGCTCGTGCCGACGTAGATACCACTCGACATGGCGCGCCCGCGCGGAAGATCCAGCGAGAACGGGCGCGAGGCGCTGACGGGAAACGCGAACACAGGAGCCGCGCCGGAGCTGGGCTCCGCTGCCGAGTTGAACACCTGCACGTAGGTGTCCGATCCGCCGTTGAAGCCGACCGCTACATAGAGCGTTCCGGTGCTGGCCTTGATGCTGCGCTTGCTCTCGTATGCCGCAGAGGCCGGATTGCTCCATGACGTTCCGCCGACGACGAGGGTCGACGTCTGTAGTGCAAGGTCGAGGTAGGCGTTTCCCTGCTTGTCGACGATACCGGCCAGGAGGCCACTGGCCGCGCTCGCGCGCTGCGGCTTGCCGTTGCTGTCGATGACCAACGCCTCCAGGCCACCGGTGCCGAGCCACGTCAAGAGCGACTTGTCGACTCGTCCCTCGCGCTGCACCTGGATCGGCTGGCTGAATTTTCCCGTGGTGAGCGCGATGCCGTCTACGGTGCCCGTGGAACTGGTGCCTAGCAGTGTCGTTGTCGCGAGCTCCACACCGTCGCTCGCCGTGGTGACGGCATAGCCCGCCGTCGGGACGTTCGCCGCTGTCGCGGTGCAGACCGCGGAGTAGACGTCATAGGCGGACTGCGGCGTCTCGGCCATGCATTACGATCTGTAGTACGGCGACAGGATCTCGAGGAACGCCCCTACGGCTTCGATCGAGTGGGCGAGGTCGGTGCCGACGAAGCTGTAGACCGTATCTCCGGTGGACGGCAGCAAAAAAGCCTCCAGCAGTGGCGAGCCACCGGTCCACGTAACGTCCTGGATCAGCTCGACCTGATACCAGCTGCTTCCAAGGCTGGCGATGCGCGCCGACGAGTTGTTTGTCGCGCCGGAGTACGGAGTAAACGTCCCCAGCGCCCCGGCGCCAGACAGCTGGAAGAAGCAGTCGCCACCGTCCGTACCGTCATCGAACCCGATATTGCACCAGGACCGTGTCCCAGGCTTTACCCACCAAGCGAGCCGCATCGTGACGCGCTGCCCCGCGTATACGTTCGTTGACAGTATCTGCTTCGCCGTGTGCGTCCCAGACGCGGAGCTTTCGCAAAGGAACTGCGCGGCGCTTGTTGGGCCCGAAGGCGGCGTGGTGCCGCCCGCCGCAATCGTAGATCGCGTCTTGGTCCATACGGCGTTCGCGAGGTCTTCATTGCTGGATAGCAGATTCATGTAAGGCCTCTGGATGCGTGCACCCGGCGCCGGTCCGGCGAGGCACATTGTCAGAAGGTCAGGTTTGAGTTGGTGATGGTCGTCGACGTCTTTCGGACGATCGAGATCGCGAGCGGGTACCAGCTGCCAGCCAGAAGCCCTGTCCACGTGGAGTCGGCGCTGTCGTCCTTCAGGCGACAGACGAGATTGCCAGCGCCGCCTATGTAGATACCGCGGCTCGGGCGAGTCAGCGTCTGATCGGTGCTGGCGACATCGACCGCGATAGCAGCTCGGTACGGCGCGACCTCGCCCACGTCCGATGCGCGCGATCCTGCAACAGGGTAGCTCATGATCTCACCTTCCTCTGCCTCACATCTTACCGACCTTCGACTCGATCCGGTCGTACGGACTTGCGGCCGTGTCGAACTTCCCCAGCGACGAGCGGCGAGGCGCTGGCGCCCTCTTGCTACCAGGCTGCGCGTCCGGCGCCACCTCGCCCGATACGTTCTTCTGTAGGGCCTGAAAGACCTTGGGATCGTTGGCTCGCAGGATCGGCTCGTCGAAGAAGAGATCGATGCGCTGGAGCGTCTCGAAGGGCAGCGGCTTGCCGTCCTTCTGCGCCTGCATGGCCTCGGCCACGAGCTTGTTTCGTAGCTCCTCGAAGGAGCGCGGAGCGACCTCCTTGAGGACCTCCACCTGCTCGCGCGTGACGTCGCCCTTGCCCATGCGGTCGAGGATGCGTTCGGGGTGTACGAGCGCGTCGTAGGTGCGCGAGAAGCGAGCCGCCTCGGCCTCGTCGAGCTTTCGGCCGCCGGGTCCCTGCGCGGTCAGCATGAAGCGGTTGCCGGGCGGGTTCGGAGCAGGGAGCTTGCCGGAGATGAACGCCGAGGCCTTGGCGAGCACGCCCGCTAGCGCCAGCGACGTCTTGGGCGCATGCGGGATCGTGGACGTCGTCTGGAGCTGCTGCGAGAACTCCTGCGCGTCGCTACTGAGCTTCTGCACGCGCTCGACGGCGGCCTGGTAGCGCACGGGCTCCGGCTCCTTGGGCGCGACCGCTGTCCGGATGGCCGCCTTGGCGCCGCTGCCAGTCGCGCGGACGAGGCCCTTGGCGGCCTGCTGGATCTTGGCGTCGGCCGCGTGCACCGCAGTCTGCATGCTCGACAGGTTTGCGAGGCGGTCGAGGAGCACCGCCGCCACCATGTTGCCGCGGTCCTTCACGCCCTGCATGACGAGCGCCGCCGCGATCCCCTGCGCCACGCCGTGCGCGCTACCGTGGGCGACCGCTCCGATGACAGGGCCCAGACTCAGGCGGTTGTGGGCGTCCTCCCGCGCCACGCGACCCTCTAGCGCTTCGGAGATCCTTGACTCCTTCTGGTAGCGGCTCTTGAGCGCTTCGAGCTCGGCGCGCTGGCTCTCGGTGCCAGCCTCCTTCGCCGCGCGATCGAGCGCGTCGCTCTCGAGTTCGGAGAGAGCGCTGGTGATGCGCTGCTGAAACTCTTTCTGCGCCGACGGCGTGAGCGTCTGGCCGCCATGGGCGATCTTCGAGAGGGCCTGCCGCTCGTCGGCGAGCTGCGCGAGCGGCACGTCCGGGTTGGCCACGATCCCGGGCTGCATCGCAGGACCGGTCATCGCAGGACCGGTCATGGTGTCGAACTTCGGCGCGAACGCGGGCGCCTCCCGCGCTGCCGCCAGGCGCTCAGCCTGACCGCCAAGGCCGTGGCTCAGCGTCTCGGCGACAGCTGGCGCCGCGGTCTGCTCAGCGGGCACCATGCCGTAGCGGATGCCTAGGCGCTCGGTCATGGGCTTGACGAGCTGCTCCCGGATCTGGGCGATGGGCGCGGCGTAGGCGGCCTCGGGGTAGCTCTCGAGGACGCTCTCGATGCGGTGGATGATCTGCGTGGCGGGCACGGTCACCGGCTGGCCGAGGACCTCGCTGATCTTCCGCCCTGTCTCCTTCTTGGCGGTGCGCACCATATCGAGCGCCGTCTCGGGGTTTCCTTCGTGGAAGGCGCGCGACACCGCCACTCCGAGCTCGTCGCCCTTGTCGATGGTCGAGAGCTCGTCGAGAAAGTGGCGCCCGAGCGCCTTGGTGCCGCCGTCTACGGTGCGCTCGGCGTACTTGGCCTGCCCGGCGGTCATCCCGAAACCGCGCGCCGCGAACTCGTCGGCCTGCCCGCGGAGCCACGACTCGGCGCCGATCAGCGGCGACGTCGCTCCCGCGCCGGCCTTCTCCGCGGTGCTCGCAGCTCGAGCTCCGAGACGGCCCAGACCCGAGCCGGCCAGCGACAGGCCTCCGCCGGCAACACCACCTCCGAGCGCCCCGAAGAGCGCCCCCTCGCCGCCTCGCACGAGGAAGATCTTCTCGGCGTTGAGCTGGTGATCGCCCCCGCCGATGGCGTCCTCGTGAAGAGCCTGCCCGACGCCATAGCCGTAGCCTTCGACCGCGCCGCGTGCGGCGTACTTGGCGCCCGTGATACCCGCTCTGCCGAGCGCCGTGCGCTCCAGGCCTCCGACGGCCTGCTCGGCGAGGAAGCGCTCGGTGGCCGCCCCTGCGGCATCGATGGCCGCTGCGGGCATGAGCCGCGATAGGCCGCCGAGAGCCAGCCGGCCGCCCGCACCGGCCTCCGCGCCGCCTACCGCCGCGCCAGCGACCATGCCTCCAAGCTCGCCGGCACCCGTGATGGTCGGGTGGGCCTGCTCGAGCAGCCTGGCGTGCTCGGCGTACTTCGTGGCCGCCGCATTCTGGCCGATGGCTCGCAGGCCGGACGTGACGCCGACATCGGCGAGGCCTGCCGTGGCCCCGCTCATTCCACCGTGCTGCCAGGCCTGGAGACGCGAGGAGGGCGGCGAGCCGAGCGCCGTGGTCGCCGCCTTGGCCGCGAATGGCATCTTGGCGATCTTGTCGTCGAGCTGCTTCTCGGCCTCGGCACGTGCCTGCTCCTGTACGTGCTCCGCGTAGGCGTCCGGCGGCAAGAGGCGCGCGCCCATCCTGAGGGCGTCGTCGATGCCGGCGCCGGGCACGGTGCCCACCTGGCCGTCGTGGAGGACGACGGGAACGCGATCGGCGGCCTTCGGGGCGTGGGTGCCCGCTCGGTAGGCGCGCTCGGCCTCCTCCGGCGACGCAAAGGGCGTGGGTGCGCCCGTCGCGCGGTCGTAGAGGACCAGCTCGGCCATGGCCTACTTCGAGAAGCCTGGCGGAACGGCCTGGCCTCCTCCGCCGCCCGTCGCCTCCTGAAAGCGTCGGCGAGCCTCGGGATCGGTCATGGTCGACTGGATCATGCGGATGCGTGAATCCTGCCGCTCCTGGAGCTGCTGCGCCACGTGTTGCAGCGCCTCCGGGCCCTTGCCCATCTCCATCTCGTAGGCCTGCTTCTCACCGGGGGAGAGCGTGCTGTTCGAGCCGAGCTCGTTGCGCACGAAGCGCTCGAGCGTGGCCGCGTCCTGTTGTGTCGTCGCCGCCTCTTTGCCGTAGAGGAGGGAGAACAGGCGCGGCGAGTGCGCGTACATCGTGGTCCCCACGTATCCGGTGCCGCTCCCGCCGTTCTGCTCGAGATCGCGCTGCAGCTTCTTGGCGGCTCCCGTTCCGACGAAGCCAGGGTTTCGCAGGAGCTCGGTCGTCCCGTACTGGAGCTGCTTGTTCGTCTCGTCCTTGCCGCCACGCTCCGCGGCCCTCTTCATGATGGTCTCTGCGAGCGCGAGGTTCGTCTTGTCGGTAGAATTGGCGAGCTCGAACACCTCCTTGGCCGTAATGGGCGCGCCCGTGCGCGGATCGGTGTACCGCGTCGAGCCTGGCATGTTGCGATAGGCCTCTTTGAGATCGTTCACCTTCTGCTGCTCGAGCAGCATGTCGAGCTTCTGTTGCTGCTCCTTGTTCGCAGCACCCTGCTCGCGCTGCGCCGCCAGATCGCTCAACGCGCGAGCCTTGTCGGCGAGGATGGCGCGCGTCACCTGCGAGGCCTGCACCTCGTTGTTGAGCCGGCCCATGACGTGACCGTAGATGGTGTCCTGCGCGTTTGCTTTGTCCTTCGCGGCCTCGTAGCGGAGGCGCTGCGCCTGGACCTCGTCGTCGATGCTCTTGTTGATGACTTCGAGCGCATAGTTCGGCGTGTGCGTCAGCGCCGCCCCGAAGGCGCCGAGGCCCGCAAAGATGCCGGCGGCCATACGCCACGGCGTCGACTTGCTCGCCCAGCCAGCCGAGACGCTCCCGTACTTCTCCGCGGCCTCGTGCGCTGTCTGGGCGACGTGCTGCTGCGCGCTGGCCTCGGCCTGGAGCCTCTTGAATGCGTCGGCTTGCTCGTTTGCTCGCTGCTCGGTGTCGGCGATCGACTTCCGAAGATCCTCCTCCGTCTTGAGCCGTGCCTGCTCGCGCGCATCGAAGATGGTGGCCCCTGCGGCATGGCCCTGCGTCTGCTGCGTCTCCTCCTCGGCCTTGACCTGCGGCGCGCGTGTGTCGACCCATCCGCCCTTCGTCGTGACCGACTGGATCTTGGGATAGTCCTGGCGGTAGGCGGTCAGATCGATGCCTGCCGCCTCGGCATTGTCGATGGCGCCCACCTGCTTCGGTGGCGGCGCGAGCTCGTCGGGATGGGCCGCTCCGGCTGCAGGGGCCTCGTCCTTCTTGCCCATGAACGCTTTGTGGATGGCGGCGCCGGCGACCGGCGAGGCGCCCTTGCCGATGCCCGCCAGCACCTTCTTGGCGAAAGCGCGCTTCTCCTCCTCGGTATGCGGCAGGAGCGATGCGGCCTTCTCCTCCGAGACGCCGGCCAGCGCGCGGTTGCCTGCCTGGCCCGCCACGGCTCCGAGGGGAGCGACGCCGGTCATGACCGCGCGCGCGTAGCGGGCCTTCTCTTCGGGCGTAGGGCCCGTTGGGATCGTGAGCGCAGGGGTGTAGTTCGGCGGCGGCGGAGGCCCCGCAGGCGGCAGCGGCGGCGGCGGAGGGCCCGCTGGCTCGAACGACTGGTTAGGCGCGTTCGGGTCCTCCGGCAGAGGCTCCGGCGAGTAGCCGTAGATGGGTCCGAGGGCGGGATCGGCCATGGCTCACTGCCCCGCGGCGAGCGCGAGGCCTCCCTGCTGGGCTAGCGCCGCGCGGCGGGCTTCTTCCTCTTGCGCGCGGCGGCGGGCGTCGAGCATGGCGTTGATGGTGCCGCCTCCGGCCGCCGAGGTGATGGGCGTCACGGCGTCTCCTGGCTGACCCATCATGCCCTGGGCGGGCGGCGTGTCGGCGAGACGCTTGACGGCGAAGCCGGGTGCGCCACCGGCGGCCTCGATGGCGCGGAGGCGCTTCTCGTGGTCGGCGGTGCCAGCCAGTGCGAGCGAGAGGCCGCCGGCACCGTCGATCTTCTTGCCCTCCGGCGTGTCTTTCACGAGCTGGTGGCCGTACGGACCCTTCTCCATGTCCTGAGCCATGACGCCGATGCGCTCGCCCTCGCCGTGCTTCTGCGGCTCCTTGTAGCGGTAGGTGTTCGGCTTCATGACCGAGAGCTGATCGCTCACCGCGCGCGGCGGCCTCGGCGCAGCCGGGTTGTTCCACGCCTCGCGGCGGCGTCGCATCTCCTCGGCGTCATCGAGCGCCCTCTGCTGGGCCGGCGACAGATAGCCAGGCCGGATCTGACTTTGGAGTTCTGGGTGGGCCGCGAGGTAGTCCGGCGTGAACTTCCGATACAGGTCCGGATCGACAGCCGCAGTCAACTGCGCGCGCGCGGCGTCGCGCCCATCGCCGATGTTCGTCTTGGCGCGCGTGTCGCTCATGACGTTCTGTTGGGCGAGCCTGCCGAGCCCCTGCGGCGCGCTCTGCTGGTTCGGCGCGATGGGCTGCTGCGGAGCGGGTAGCCGGGGCGCCATCGGAGCCATGGCCGGCTGCTGCGGCGCAGGGAGCCCGCCGAGCTGCTGGCCCGAGCCCACGCGCATGCTCGGCGGCGTGTACTGCGGCGTTGTGGGCTGGCTCATCGCGCCAGGCGACGGCGCCGTAGCGGCGGGCGCCTGCGGAGCCGGTAGGCCGCGCTGCGCGAGCCCGAGGCCTCGTCCCTGCGCCGCAGACGGCATCGTCTGGCCGAGCACGCCGAACTGGTTTCGGACGGCGACATCTCCGCTGCCGATCCCCTGCTTTGCCGAGATGTCGCTCATGATCGCGGCGGCGCCTAGGGCGCCTGCGGCCGCGGTGCCAGCGCCGATGTACTGCTGCGTACGGTCTGCGTTGGCCTGGTCCGACTTCTGCTTCCTATCCTCGTTTCGCCCGTATACGCCTGCGTTTGCCGCCTCGCCTGCCTGGCGGTTTGCGTCCTGTGATTCGAACACCTGCTGTCGGCGGTTCTCGTATTGCGCATTGCGAGCGTCGTTCAGGGCTCGCTGCTGCTCTTCGAGAGTAGCCTGCTTGTAGGCCTGGTCAGCGCTCATGCCTTCACGCTGGAGATCGTTCGCGCGCTTCTGTGACGACAGCGCGCTGTAGCCTCCAAGCGCCTGCTGCTGCTCTTGCGCGCGGAGCATCCCGCCCTGGAAGGCTGCCTGCTGTCCGATCTGCGCGTTCGTCTGGTTCGCGGCTGCCGCCGCACCTCCCTGCTGCTGCGCCGCCTGCATCTGCGCCGCCGCCAGATTAGCTCCGCCTCCCCTGGCGCTCGCCGCGCGCGATGCCGCCGCCTGTTGCGCGGCCTGGAGGGCATTGGCGTTGTTCTGCTGGGCCTGCGCGAGCCCGAGTCCCATCTGCTGCTCGGCGACGCTCGGGCCTTTGCCCTCGATCATGTTGCGGTACTGGTCGAGGCCATACTGCTGCTCGTCGCTGGAGTAGCCTTCTTTGCTGCGGTCCAGGTTGTATTTCAGATTGTTGATCTGGGCCGCCTGCCGCGCGTCGGCTGCGCCTGCGAGGCCCGCATACCGAGCCTCCTCGGCCTTGTCGCCGCCGATCTCCTGACCGTACTCGTACGCGCTAGGCTGGACGACGTTCCCCCAAAGAGTGTCGTCGCGGCCGGCCACGTAATTGTCATGCGTGGCGTAGCGATCCATCGGAGAATTGCGGGGCGCGATGTAGCCCGCGCGATCGTTGAAGGCTCCGCTCGGGTTCACTCGAGCAGGATCGTCCACCCATTGTCCGTTCTGATCGTAGTGCCCGGCGTCGCCGTTCGACGCGTTGTAGGCCTGCCGGTCACTGCTCCCTGCCGTCCCGCCGGGGACGTTGTATGGCGTCCCGTCGTCTGACGCGTAGCCCACGACTACCGCATGCCCGTCCTGGTAGCCGTAGATCGGCGCGCCCTGACCGTTCTGAGCCTGCGTCTGCCGAGGCGCGAACCCCGTGTTGTCGGCCCACTGCGTCTGGGTCCCCGGATCGGGCGTGTCGTGCCAAACACCATCACCATCTCGGTAACCCATGGTCAGCTCCGTTGCGCCGGCGGCAGGCGCACCATTCCCTTGTGTACGCCGACCTCGAGCGCGAGGCCAGCCAGCGCGAACCCTTGCCCCGTGGTCAGGTTGCCACCTGTGGGTGCCGCGTCGGTGATTCGCACGCGGATCGCTTCGCAGAGCTGGCGCACGACGTCCAGCCTGCACTGCTCCGGCGACCACAGATCGGTGACCGCCGACAGAAACGTCTTGGACTGAGCAAACGAGTCGCTGTAGTCGGTTGCGATCTCGATCTTCAGATCATGGCCCGTGTACCGCGTGCCCAGAAGGCCCACGAGCCAGATCCGCTGGTAGCCCTGCAGGCCCGCCAGCTTGATGTCCTGGGTCTCGCCCTGGAATGTCACCCACGTGGCGGCGTTGTCGAGGTAAGGGAAGCTGTCGGCCATGGTCGTCTCGCGGAACACGTAGCCGTCGCGGTCGATCCAGTAGAGGACGTCGCCAACGACCGCCGATGAACAGATTCGAGCGCTCGAGCGCGGCAGGCCCCCGGTCACCTGGTCGATGCCCCACTGGCGGAGGCGGTAGTCGAACACGAAGCGGACGCCCGTCGTGCCGCCGTTGTGCGCGGTGACGAGGATGTACTTGCCCGTCGGGTGCACTACGGCGCTCGTGACCGTAGGATTCGCCGCCAGCGTGTTCTGGATCTCGTCGGCAAAGACGATGGTGAGGTTCAGGCCGCGGTCGAGGAGGTAGTAGCCGCCGCCTGCTGCCTGAAACACGATCCCTTCAGGCGTCGTGCACACGCTTCGCGGCTCGATGCAGCCTACGTCCGCCGATACGCGGTCGACGACGAGCGAGCCACCGTCGCCGATGGCGCCCGTCGGAGGGTAGCCGCTCACGCGGTAGATGCGGTTTCGCGAGAAGGCGATGACCACGGCGTCGAGCTGCGCCAGCGCCGTCAGCTTCTGGCCCTCGTCGAACTGCACCGTCGCAGAGTCGCTCCACTCGACGATCTCCCCGTCGACGTAGGGCTTGCTCACCCAAAGGGTGCGCTGATCGTCGCCGATGCCCCAGAGCGAGCCGTTGGCCGCGATGAGCGCGCCGAACGATGGCGGGCAGACATGCGGCACCGTGGAGATGTCGGTGCCCGTGAGGCCGGTGTAGAGCTGTCGGTTACTGACGATGGTCGCGTCGGTGGCCGAGTCGGTGTACGTCTCGGCGGCATCGAGCGTGACGAAGTTGGTGCTCGATCCGACGTAGTAGTAGGGGCCGCTCGAGTTGTTGATGGTGCGGTAGATCTCGACCGTGACGTACGGGTAGTAGTTGAACGGCTGCGCTTGTTTCGTCGTTAGCGACAGGTTCGGCAACGTGAGCGTCGTGTTGTGCGCCGTCGTGATGGCTACCGGCGCGCACGGCGCGGAGCGGATGACGTTGCCCTTGGCATCCGTCCACGCGTAGACAATGACGTAGTTGTATGTCCCGTTGAGCGATGTCCCTGAGCCAGAGTCGGCGACACCGAGCCCCCCCGGATCGTAGACGAAGCCGGACTCGTAGACGCGGAGGCCGTCGTAGATCTGCACGAGCCCGCCGCTCAGGTAGACGTTGTCGCCCGCGCGCGCCGGCTGCCAACGGTTACTGGCGACGAAGCTCGCCGTCAGGGCGACGGCCGTATTCTGCAATTGCGTGCTGGGCGTCGTCTGTTTGAGGCCCGTCCCAACGTACTTTCCCGTTGACGGCGATACGACCGATGAGAGGAGCTTCTGGTTTCGCAGCGCCGAGGATGCGGCAGCGATCGAGGCGGTACGCGCCGTGGACATCGCCACCGGCCGCGCGGGGCCCGTCTGCAGGGTGCCGGCGTAGAGATCTACGAGCACGTGGGAGTACTGCCCGTAGGCCTGATCACCCCAGTTGCCTGTAGCCGAGAGGCCGCCGTGCGCGCCACCCGCGACGACCCAACAGTATGCCGTCGTCACCGTGCCCGTCGTGCTCGCATCGGCATAGCCGAATGGCCGAGAGATTGGCATGCACCACCGGGTCATGCTGTTCGCGCCGGTCCGGTCGATGCCGCCCGACGTGTTGAAGCATGGCGCGACGAGGTAGCCGTCCTTCGGGGTCGTCGTGCTCTTGAGACCAATGACAGCGATGGCCTTTGTGCTCGTCACGCGCGCGGGCGCCGTCGCGTGCACCGAGTCGGTGCCGCCTGGCGTGTAGAGCGTGAACGCCGCCGTGGTCGTCGCAAGCGACGGCTCGGCGAGGTTGGTCGCGACCGCGCGGACGTTGGTGTCGTTGTACCAGGTGGCCCAGAGGCGCGAGTCGCCGGATGTGACGCAGAGGCCTATGGCCTTAGCGGACACGGCATCGGTGATGGCAGCGCTCGTGACCTGGGCGGGCGGCGTCGATGTGTCGAAGCCGTAGAGCTGGAGGTTCGTGGCGCCCGTCGTCTGGTAGCCGACGTAGAAGCGCGTGCTCGACGCCACCACGTCGTAGGGCGCGAACACGTCCGAGTCGGTGTACTTCAGATCCGTCTTGAGGTTCGAGCTGGCGTTCGCCGCCACGTCATAGCAAACGAGGTTTGTGCTCGAGACGCCGAGGACATAGACCTTGCCGTTGCAGACGATGACGCGCGGGGCGTAGTTGAAAGCGGTGACCTGCCGGAACAGAACGGGGGCGCCGGTGGTCGCGTTGTAGATCGCGATCGACGTCGGCGTCGTCGAGGACCCGGTACCCCAGACGTAGATGATGCATCCGGCATAGGTACCCGATGAGGCATAGGCGACGTCGGAGCATACCACGCCGATGACGTCGCCACCGATACCAGCGCGTGTGACGACCGCTTCGGAGACGACGCCGCGAGACGTGAAGGTGTCGATAAGGTTGCCGTCGCCCTTGAGCGCGCAGAGGCGGTAGCCGTCGACGAGCGCGAGGTGGTCGCCCGCGTTGATGAGCCGGCAGTTGTCGACGACGCTGGTGTTGATGGCGATGGCCGAGCCATCGATCTGCTGGCCGACCCCGAAGCTACCGAGCCGCTTCTCGACCTCGCCGATGTTCGGCCAGCGCGCATTGAGCAGGCTCCGCCACTTGGACGAGATGCCACCCTTCTTGCCAGAGCGCTCGTCGACACCTCCGCCTACGGGCACGTCGATGAGTCGCGACGCGAGGGCCATTCAAAAGACCCACATGTCCACGATGGGATCCACGAAGCCATTCTCCTGGAACACGGTGATCGTGGTCGTCGTTCTGGCCGTCACGTAGCCGCGCCACGCAGCCTTGGTGGCTAGCGCAGGAAAGCAGCCGCTCGGAATGCGTCCGAGGCCGTGCACGAGAACCGTCTCCTTGCCCGAAGCGAGCGTCTTGGCCTTGAGGAGGACGCCTCGCGCAGGTGTGAATGGCGTGGCGTTCAGGACGCGGTGCGCGTCGGCGGCGTGGTCCTGCGCGCCGTCGATCTGCCGGTCGCCGGTGAACTCGCGCCGGAGCGGCGTCTTGGTGCGAACGAGCGCCATGTCAGCGGCTCCACGGCCGGCGCCACTGAGGCCGCCACGGGTAGAGCGTGCGCGCCTTGCGGACCATCATGGGCGGCTCGCCGTAGTTCACCGCCGAGGCCATCTTGACGATGAGGGCGAGCTTTCTGTCGCGCTCCTGGGTGAGCTTGCCGCTGTCGCGATCGAGCTTGTCGAGGCACTTTCGCGCCGCATCGAGCACCACGAACTCCTCCCAGCCATCCTGGCCGTCGAACGTGTCGCTCGCCGACACGAGCCGGGTGGCACACGGCAGGTAGTACATTGTGACTGCGTGGACGGCCTGCGGCGTCGGCGCAAAGAGGACGCTCGTGCCGTAGCGTCGGTAGGAGATGGGGATCCCGACGGTCCAGCCGGAGGTGACGTTGGCGTAGTCCTCGATCTCTTCGAGCCGAAAATCCGACAGCGTACGCATCGTGCCGTCGATGGTGACGACGAGCTTACGAAACTTGTAGAAGTCGCTCGGGAGCGCGACGGTCGCCGTGCCCGCCACGGTGTTCAGCGTCGTGGAGGTGACGTTGTAGTCCTGGTTCTGCAGGACGATCTCGTCGAGCATCTCCGCGAAGCTCTGGTTGATGAACTCCGTGATCTCGGCGTCGGTGATGACCGTCGTCGAAGCTTCGATAAAGGCGCGCGCGCGCACCTGGCTCAGGAGGCTGTCGAGCCGGACGGTGCGCATTGCGTGCTACTCCTTCTCGTCGGTTTTGTCCTGCTCGTAGTCGTCCGCCTGCGCGCGCTCGACGCAGGCCTCGACGGCGTTCTTCAGGGCCGCGCGGAAGGCCGACTTGTCGCCGGCCTTGAGCGCGTCGTAAGCGTCGTCGAGGTGCTCGTCCTCGAGCGACGACTTGTCCTTGCCGTCCGGCTTCACGGGAAGCCCAGGCCGAGCGTGTCGAGGGTGAAGTTGAGGAACAGGATGTCGCCCGACGCGGGGTCGGTGGGCGTGCCCGTCGAGGCGCGGAGCTCGACGTCGATGTAGCCGGACGCCTTGAGGGCGTCGGTCACGATGACGGGGGCGAGCGCCGCGCCAGTGGCGGTGAACCACCCGCTCGAGAAGCCGGCCAGCGCGTTCCACTTCTTGTTGAAGGTGACGCGGATGGTGCCCGTAACGGTCTTCGCCGCCGTAGCCGCGCGGCCCTTGCTGGCCGACACGACGGACGACGCCGTGAAGGTCACCTTGAGCTTGCAGGTTTTCTGTCCGGGGTTGAACGTCGTCTCCGAGTACCCCGTATCCTGGGTGCTCATGGGATCAGTTCTCCTCGAACACGACGGCGATCTTGGCGCTGGCGTTCGCCGCGCCGAGCGACTTGCCGTTGCCTGTCTTCAGGCCTTTGATGGTGAGCGAGTCGCCCGCGGCGAGCTGCACCGCGTTCGCCGTCAGCGTCATGGCCGTGGGCGTCAGCGCCGCGATGTTCGCGGTGGCCGTGTTGAGCGTACCGACGGTGGTCGCTGTACCTCCGGCCGTCCGCTTGGCGAGCGTCAGCATGCAGTAGTTGAGGGCGTCGGCGGTGATGGCTGCCGGCGGCGTGACGTAGGCCGCGAGCACCTTGCCCGCCAGCGGCACGCGCACGATCTCCTCCTCGCCGAAGTTGACCGCCGCGTTGGCGCTGTCGTTGAAGATAGGCTGGTGGAGCGTCCGGGTGGACACGTCGGTCACGGTCTGCTCGGGGGTACCCGTCAGCTCGACGGAGTTGCCCTCGAGCTGGCCGGTCTGGACGCGCTTGTATACGGCTCGGTCGGTCATGGTCTCATCCTCCGCGCCTTACAGCGCGCCTCGCGCGTTGTACTTGGGCGCTTCGCAGTAGAGCTCGATGTCGCCGACGAAGCGCGACTCGAAGCTGTCGGCGGCGTCTTCCATCATGGTCTCGTCGATCATGCTGACGAGCTCGCCCATCGAGCCGAGCACCCACGTCTCGCGGGTGTGGACGCGCCCGACGCTCGTCGGCGCATCCGGATCCGGCAGGACCGCGATGGGGCCGGAGGGGCCCATGATCTCGATGGCGGTGTACTTCATGCCCGGCACGAACTTACCGATCGGCGCCGAGGGGATCTGGGTGTAGGTCAGGCTTCCGGCGCTCGAGAGCTCGGCGCGGAGGTTCTGCCAGTCGGTGGTCGACACGATGTAGCGATCGGGCGAGCCGCCCGCGTCGTGCACCGCGCCCGCGAGCGCCATGGCGCCGTTGAAGGGCGTCTTGGCCGAGACGTCGAGGCGGATGCCGCCGAGGCCTTCGGTGTCGACGCTGCGGTCAACGGCCTTGAAGAGCGTGGCCGTCGGATCGGTCGCAGGCACCCACGACTCGAAGCCGTCGGTGACGTTGCCGAACACGCCGTCGCGAAAGATGTAGTCCGCGGCGGCGGCGGCGGGGATCCCCGTCACGACGCTCGCCTCGGCGACGGTGATGACGCCCGTGCGCCGGTTGACCTTGGACACGGTCACGCTGCCCGGGTTGACCGTACCGCTCGTGCCGTCGGTCGTCGCCGTGTTGAGCTTCATGCCGATGTCGAAGAACCGGATCTTCGTGATGTCGGCGAGCGTGATGGTCGCGCCCGAGACGCCGGCCGAGGCGATCTGTCCGATCGCGCCTCCGCCGTTGCCGTGCATGAACGCGGTCACGTCACGCCGCCATTGCGTCAGGGCGTTCTTCGTCTCGCGCGCGAGCGGCTTGACGATCAGCGCCTTGTCGCTCTTGGCGCGGCGCATGAGGCGGCCCTCGATGCTGAAGAGGGCGTAGTAGATGTACGTCGAGAGCTGAAATTCCTGCGCCTTGCTCGCCGTCTTGTTGGCCTTGGCCGTGGTGAAATTCGGTCCGATCCCCTGCGGCGCCGAGTAGCCGACGGCGATGTACCGCACGGCCTCGTAGAAGGAGGTGTCCTTCGGGAGATCGCTCAGGACGACCTGCTGCGCGAGCAGGAGATCGTAGATCGACTTCTGCGGCCAGAGCGACCGCGCGAGCTTATAGGTGGATGCGAGAGCCGGAGAACCCATGGCGTCGAGCCTTTCCAGGTCTCACGCGCCATCCCGTTGCAGATCACACTCTGTCGGGAAACTTGCGCGCGAGGCGAATCAAGCGCTCGGCTCGTTCGTCCAGCGAGAGGTCTTCCTCCTCCTCGCTGAGCAGTGACGATCGTTCGGCCGCGGCGCGGTTGGAAACGGTTTTCGCCTTGGCTGCGGCGTTCTGCCCGGGTTGGCTGGGTGCTGCGGGGCGCGCTGGCTCGGCGCCTGTAAATCTCTTGTAGCGGGCATCGAGCTCGCGCGCAACGTCCTCGAAGGTGGGCGGCCCCTCTCCGGCCGCCTCGCGCTCGGCGACGAGCTGCTCGGTGAGCTCGTCGGCGTCGCGAATCACACGCCTCGGATCGACTGAGATGGCATGCGCGAGGACGGGCACGTGCTCTTTGATGCCGCCGACGACGGCGTGGAAGCCCTGCTCGACCTGGGCGCGCGCGTGGTAGGCCTGGATCTGCTGCCGCTCGGTCAGAAGCTGCTGCTTGAAGGTCTGGAGCTCCTCGCGCGCCTTGTCGATCTCGCTCTTGACCGAGGTCTCGACGCGCTTGGCCTGTCGGGCCGCCACTTTCTCGGGGCTCGCCTGATCCTGGAGCCAGCCGATCATCTTTTCGACGCCCACGCGCTCGGCGGCGATGCCGAGAAAGGCATCGGGATCGTCGAGGGCATGCTCGAGCTGCCGCGCGCGCGCTTCGCGCCGCTCGATCTCCGCCTCGCGCGTCCGGAGCGCCTTGTCGCGTTCGAGAAGCTGCTGCTTGGCCCGGTGGGCCTCGCGCTCGATGGTCTTGGCGCGCTCGAGGCGCGCAGCGCGCTCCTTCGCGGCGGCATCTTCGGGCGGCGGTGTCTCCGCGGCAGCGGCGGGCGTCTCGGCGGCAGCCGGCGGCGGCGTCTCGTCGCCTTCGGCCTGCTCCTCGGCGATCTGCTCCTTCCGTAGGTGCTCGGTGAGCTCGACGGAGCGGCCTTCGACGTCGAGATCGGCCGTGATCTGCGGCTCGGCGGCAGGCGTCGCCGGAGCGGTCTGGCCGTTTGTTGCGGTGGTCGGTGTGGAAACTGCGGCTTGCTGGGTCATTGGTCACGCTGCCATGGCTGGGGGTGGAGGACCGCCCGGGGCTGGGGGCGGCATGGGAGGCGGCGCCATCGGCGCGCCATTCGGTGGCGGCGGCTCCGCGCCGGCAAAGGGCGGTAGCGGCGCTGGCTGGTTCGGCTGCGGCGCAGCCATGCCGGCTCGAGCCTGGGCCTTGTCCTGCGCGGCCTGGGCGTCGTCGATGTAGCGACGCAGCAGATTCAGGTTCTCTTCAGGGGCGCCGTCGATCTTCGCCCGATTGAGCTTCTGCTGCGCGCGGCGCATGGCCCAGTCGAGGTTCGTGTACGGCGACGGCATCTGGTAGTCGTTCCCGGGATCCTCGGTGTCGAGCATGAGCTCGAGCTGCTCATCGACGACGAGCCGGTCCGCCGTCTCCATGTCGAGCTCGGCGGAGAGATCGGGCGCGTCGAGCAGTCGGAGGAACGTCGCGCGGTCAATGAGCTGCGCGTCGAACAGGATCTTGGCCTTCTCGAGGCGCGCGGCCGGGTGCTGCGGCAGGAGCGACGTCGGAAAGACCTTGATCTCTACCTCTGGGAGCGCGACGTCCTTCCACTTGAGATCGAGCAGCCCGCCGCGCATCGGGACGCTGACGGCGTATTCGCCGTTGTCGTTCGCGATCTCTTTCGCGCAGCGGATAAAATGGCGCGCGAGCTCGATGCACCAGGTCTCGTAGCTCCGCCCGAACACGATGAAGCGCTCGGTCTCGATGTCGTCGAGCGTCTGGAGCGCGATGCCGCTCTCGATGCCGGCGGGCTTCTGGCTCTGCGCGCTCATGGCGCTCACGCCCACGTCGGCGAGCGCATCCTGCGGCAAGTCGCGGAGGCGCTCGTAGGTCTGCGGATGGACCGGCTGCGGGTTGTAGAACGTCGGCGCCTGCCCAGGCAGGTGTTTGATGATGACGCCGAGCCCGGACTGCACGTGGCTGTCGATCACGCCACTCGTCGAGGGCATGAAGATGATGCCGCCACCGAGGACGTTGTGCGCGTCCGAGATCTTGCCGCTCATCTCGTTGATCTCGGTCTGGAAGCCCTCGAGCTGCTCGACCAGGCCCTGGCCCCAGTAGCCGACGACGGGATCGGAGTAGTGGAGCACCGCGAAGGGAAACGTCTCGTACTCCCACTTCTCATCGAGCAGCGTGATGTCGGTGTCCATGACCGAGATTACGTGCCGGCCATCGTCCTCGCCTTCGGCGCTCGGCAGGTGCCACGCCTCGACGAGGCGGACGCGCTGCACCGTGGTGTCCTGACCGGTCTGCCACTCGAAGTCGCTCTCTGGCGCGTTGCGCGCGGCGGCCTCGACGCTCGTCAGGATCTCCTGGCGCTCCTCCTTCGGCAGCCTCTTGTCGACGAGACGGCTCATGACGACGCCCACGTCGACGGTGCGCACGTGGTAGATGCTGCGCGGCTCGCCGTAGCGCGCGTCCCACTCGTCAACAAAGAGCTCCCACGGGTGGATGCGCTCGACGTTGACCTTCTTGTTCTCGCTCCAGATCTTGAGGATGCCGCGCCCGAAGATGGCGGCGTCGCGCACGACGAGCTTGCCGTACTTCTCGAAGATGCGCGTCCGGTAGAACTCGCCCTCCAGGAACTGGCTCATCTTCTTCGCGCGCTTCTGGTTCTTCCAATTGCCGCGCGAGGTGAGGCACTGCGGGAGCGGCCGGTGCTTGGCGATCTTGGCGACGAGCGTGTCGCTGGCGCTCCGGCAGACGTTGTAGGGGAGCGTGCCGGGGATGTACTCGTAGTGCATGCGCGCATCGAGCGCGATGCCGGCAGCACCCGGACCTCCTGCGTAGAGCTCGGCATGCAGCCGATCGGCCTCTCCGCGCCAGGTGGAGCGCGTCTTGATGTGCCGGACGACGGCGGAGAGCTGGGTGTGCGCCTGCCCCTCGGGCTCGGCCCACCAGCGTGCGTTACCGCCGGTCGGCTTCAGTGTTGCTGCTGCCGTCAAGGATCGGCGTGCCTCTCAACTGGCTCGTGGCCCCGCGGAGGATGCGCATGCGTCGCTCTTCGGCGACGGCGGCGTTTACGCGCCGCTCGAGCGCCTGGCGCGCCATGTCCTTCTCGGGATCTTCGGCTTGGCTGGGAGTAGTGGGGACCTGGGGCCCGAGCTCGATGCGAAGCAGATCGCCTCGCGGGCTGAACGTGGCGGCGGTCGCGCCGACTTCCCGCAGGAACTCGACACGCCGTTTCCACTCATCGTCGGGCGGCGGCCCCAAGGTCACATGATCCTTTTACGGCAGGATGGCGCCGAAGGCTACCGAAGATGCTGGGTGGCGTGCGCCTCGACGGTGACCGCGCCCGAGACGTTCTCGAGGGTCACGAGCAGGCCGACACCGAAACATACGAGCCCGAGCGTGGCCACGCGCCCCATCGTCTCCGGCTTGCCGCCGGCAGCGAGGTAGAGAACGGCTCCGAGAAGGCAGACGACGAGCGCGAGGACGAGGGTCACCATGGGCGGGAGCATGCGCCGCCTGGCGCGAGACGTCCAGATCAGCCGTAGGGACTCATCGGGCCGCGGCCGCCCTTCCACCAGGGCTTGTGCGCCTTGTCGACGAGCTTTTGCCTGCGCTCCTCGCGGATCTTGGCCTCCCAGGCCTTGCTGCCCTCGCGGACAGGCGCCGAGCTCACCTTCTGGCCGGCTGCCTGGTAGCCCATGAGCACGAGCGCGCTCACGAGATCGCCGTGGCCGCCGCTTTTCCACCTCGGCAAGTGGATGCTGACGCGCCCAGCGACGGTGTTCTTGCTCGTGACTTCCCTCATCTGCGAGATGAGCCGCGGGTGGTTCGGCAGGCGCATGCGGCCATCGCGGAGGAGCACGCGCGTGTTTACGAAAGCGTCGGCGGGCGTGTTCGGTGCGGGCACGAAGCCGAAGCCGTAGTGAGCCAGTAGCTCGTCGATGGTCTCGCGGTAGTGCTGATCGGCCATGACGTAGGTGCCGCCGTGCTCCTTCATGGTCATGGCGAAGCGGCGGACGACGTCGCTCGGCTTGAGCGGCATGCCCGGCTCGGGCCTCATCTCGACGATCTCGGCGACCCATGTCTCTTCGCCCTGTCGGTGACCGACAACGAGCGCCGAGCTGTCGCTCCGAAAGCCGAAGTCGGCGCCGCCTAGCACTTCGATGCCTGGCACGGGCGCGACGGGCACGCTCAGCGACTTGTCGATGACCTTATCGAGAAGCGCGTCGTCGAAGAAGACCTCCGCACCCGCCTCGAGAAACTCCGCGTCGTACTCGCGCCGGGCGTTGTCGGGATCGCGGATGCGCTCTTCGGCGACCCACGCGCCCACCTCGTCGTCGCCGCGACGGAGCAGCATCGTTGGGGCTCGGCAGGCGAGCGCGCCGCGTGGCGCGGCGTAGTTGCTCTTGAAGAGATCGTAGAGCAGGCCCTTCATGGCCCACGGCGTGCTCACGACGACGAGCTGCCCACCGGCGACGATGCGCGGCCCGACGGCTCTGTAGAGCTCGATGTCGTTGACCTGGTAGCCCTCGTCGCGAAAGAACGCGCACTCGTCGAGCACGGCGCAGAGGAGCGACCGGCCACGTAGCGCCGAGCCGCCGCGCGTGGCCGGCAGGCACTCGATGACGACCTCGCGCTTGTCCTCGCGCGTGAGGGTAATGCTGTCGGCGGTGTAGTGGGTCACCTGCCGGTTGATGATGAGCCGGCTCTTGCAGGCGCCGGCCACGTAGTCGAGCACCTGTCGCGCGAGCCGAATGTCGGGCGCGACGATGAGCACGAAGCCCTTCTCACCAGGCGCAAGCTTGTGAACGGGCCCCGTGAGCGCGAGATGCAGCGCCCGGAAGGCGGAGAACACGCGGCTCTTGCCGGCTCGAGCACCGCACACGGCGACAAAGTTACGGCGTGCGGCCTTGGGGACCTTGTCGATGCCGCCGAACATGAGCCTGGCGAGGATCTTCTCGTGCGGCTCCAGATCCTCGATGTCCGACCCGTCGAACGCAATCTTGCAGACCGTCTCCTGCGCGGCGGTGAGCGTGACGCCCAGCACCTGCCGCACGAAGCGCGTGAACTTCATTCCCTCCGTCGGCGATGGCTTCGTGAGCGGCGGCACCTACGTAACCTCGATCATCCGCTCGAGGCACCGCGCGCAGGACTCCCACGCCGGGATACGAGCGTAGGCGGCGGCGGCGGCGTAGGCGGCGGAGGCGGCGGCGGCGGCGTAGGCGGAGGCGGAGGCGGCGGAGGCGGTGGCGGCGGCGTAGGCGGAGGCGGCGTTGGCGCGCGCGAAGCGCGCGACCTTCGCCGCAGCGTTCCCCGTGGCCTTGTCGACCACCGCCGGGAGCTCGCGTAGCTGCTTCGCGAACGCCTCCAGCTTCGCCGCGCGATCCTCCCTCCCGCGTCGGCGCAGGACGCTGGCCGCCGAATCAAGGGCCAGCGGCGCCGCGTCGCGCGCGGCATAGTCCGCCGCCACGTACGCGCGCTTCACCTCCAGCTCGCGCGTGCCCCGGGTGCCGACGAGCCTGGGGATGAGCGGGCGCATTATGCGCGTTCGCTCTGCGTCGTCCGTGATGCAGTCGTTCAGCCGGATCGCGTACAGCGATAGTACCGGGCACGCGCACTGCGGCTGGTCCGTGTTCGGCTCGCCGGCGAACCATGCCACGGCCTCCATCACACAGAGGCCTTTCGCGCGGTCGTCGTGCGAGCCCTTCAGGAGCGTGATGCGCTCGATGTCCCTCAGCGTGAGCTTCTTCTTCGCCAGGAGCCTCTTCGGGATAACCGTGCTGGGCATGAAAGTCATATTACACATTCATGTGAGCATGTCAACACACTCCGTGAGCCGAGGTCATTCCGAGGGGAAGTCGAACTCCTGCGGCACGCCAGCAGGCTGCTCTGCCGCCACTTCCTCGCCGGTATCGGGATCGAGCTTCGGCGGCTCCGGAACGAGCCATGGAGGGGTGTCCTCCTTGCCCATGATCCTCGCCTGCCCCTCACGCGCGCAGAGCGTGTGCGCCGCGATCATGTTCTGCCTGCCGCCCTGCGCCAGCTTGTTCGCCATCGTGATGAGCTCGCGCCCGTCATCGATGCTCATGGCCTTCTCGAGGTAGTACCTGGCCATCCCAAACTGCCACGCCGCATGACTCACCAGCATCGACGGCCCCACCCCACACCGCCCACGCCCGACGTTCCGCGCCAGCTGGTTACAGTGCGCCTTCCAGAACCGCTTGATCTCTTCCTTGTACGGCGTGAACTCCGGCTTCTCCACGAAGCTCGTATCCCGCTTCTCCAACATCTTGAGCCCGTAGCGCCGAAGCGCCCCGAGCTTCCCACTCATCCTCGCCGCCTCACGGTCGATCGTGATGGTGACGAGATCCTTGCCCCCCTTGCAGTCCCTCAGCTCCGGAGCACCAGCCTCCGGCATGTGCGCCCACTTCTCCTCCTCCGCCTTCCTCTTCCTCGCCCTCTCCTCGATGGCCTTCTCCTTCCGAAGCTGGTTCCTTCGACTCGCATGCGTCGTGTCGCTGTCCGGATCCGCGTACACCCTGTAGTCCTGCTCCGCCGCCGCGTAACGCGCCTTCGCCGCCTCCCCGGTGCCGAACGGCTTGCGTGTAGCTTGCACGCGACCTGATGGTTCCGCAGCGTGAGCGACTGAGGGGGGGGCCCCAGCCTTGTACCCCCCCGCCCCCATCCGGGGTACCGAGCGCGCGATGACCTGGGGGGGTAGCTTGCTCTCCGGCTCGGGGGCCGGAGCTTCGTTGGCATCGGGGACATCGACCTGCGGGCCGTCGGAGCCGGGGGTCTCCAGTGCCGTCGCCGTACTGTCTACGACGTCGCCAGGCAGCGGCGGAGGCGGGACTGCGGCCACTGCCGTCATCTGGCGCTCAACCGGCGATGTCGGAGCGTGGGCTTCGGTGGCTGGCGCCTGGGCTCGTGGCTCGCGTCAGTTTTTCCTGCACGGCGCTCACCTCGCTGACCTCAGCCCATGCACGCGCATCCCACGGGATAGAGTAGGTTTTTCCGTCCCTGCAGACTTCGAGATCCTGTCCAGCGAGCCGCACGGTCCAGCCGCCCTCGCCGTCCGCGAACCTGTTGATTGCAGCCCCAATTCCCGGCAGCTTCACGCCTTCACGCAGGACAACCACCCGGACGTGCATGACGGATCCCGTAGCACGCCATAGCGCACCGAGTCCAGCAAGGCCTTTCCCTGACATGCGTGCGGGCCAGCGTGACCGAAGGCCGCGCTACCTTCGGCCCTGCGGGACGCGGCCCGGTACGAGGTGGAGGCGGGAGCCCAGACCCTGAGCGCCGCGCCATCGTCACCCCCGATGCCATCCTGGCCTGCGCTGTTTTCGCGCGGCCTAGGGCGTTCGGCTCGTCGCGGCCTGCAGCGTGCGACCGACCCGGGGCGTTCGCCCTGCCGGGCAGTATACATATGTGGGTGTCGGAAAAGTCAACAGAAAGAATTGCGCGCTTCATGAGGGTCCGGGTACTTGCACGCGCAGGATTTTCGCGATCTGGCGATTCTGGATGAATTCGACGTCTGCCGGCCGCGCGGTAGGTGCAGTCTGCAGATACGCGGACGCCCCGGCTCCGTGGGGGTGGAGTCGAGGCGTTCGGTGGTCGCGGGGTCCGCGACCCTAGGGATGGCACCCCCTAGTGGGCTCTGGGATGATGCGGGCAAGCTGGGGAAGAGTCAATCATTCACGGTGCTCGCCGCGCGGCTGTCGTTCGAGGTCGGCGTACTTCGGGTCGCGCAGGTAGCGGTAGAGCTGGCGGGCCGAGATCCCGAGCGACTCGGCCGCGTCAGGGATGCGGTTGTCGGCGCTGGCCATGGCGGACCGCACCAACGCCTCTGCAGCTTCTGGGTTGCACACGCTGAGGGCGCCGAGGCCTGAGAGCGCGCGGGCCGCGCCTGGGCGCCCGTGGACGCGGGAGACGGTGCCGTCGGGGTGCTCGCGCCAGATGGCTGCACGCCGGCCGAGGGGCCAGGATGCCTCTCTGGCCGCGCGTAGGGTCTTGTAGTAGCCGACGGGGCGCACGCCGTCGGTGACCAGGTAGGGGCCGTTCATGGTTCGGTCTCTTCCAGCGCCAGGACTGCGGCGCGGAGGTGGTGAACGCGAAGCTCGGTGCCAACGACGGGGGCCGCGAGCATGCGTTGCACGGGCTCCGTGATGTCCTCGAAGGCGCGCGCGAAGGGGCGCAGGGCCTCTCGCAAGATCGCAATCTGCTGCCGCTCCGTGCGCCTCACGGTCGCACCCTGCAGTGGTAGGCGTGGCGCCGGTCGGGTGTGGCTCCGCAGTCCGGGCAGTGGCGCGGCGCGCTGTAGCCGAGGAGCGGGAGACCCGAGAGGGCCCTGTAAAGAAGGTTTGCGCATACGGCGACCATCGACAGAAAGCCGAGTAGCCAGGCCAGGATCATCATGGGAGACACCCCTCCACGGCGCCCGACGCTGCGAGCTCCGCGATGATCGTCCCGATCGTGGCAAGCGCAGCGTCGTCCGCTGCATCCACCGTGACGTACCGCACGCGGCCACCCATTTCGACCATGTAGGACGCGCTCACGACGCACCCCCAAGCCGCGCCGCGAGCCGCGCGAGGGCGTCGTCCGTGGCGTCCACGAGCTCGAAGCGCGAGTCAAGCCAGCCGAGAACGATGGTGCGGTCCGTAACGAGCGTGGTGTGCATGGTGGGCCTCTTCTGGGTTTCGGCGGAGGAAACTCCCCGCACCAGGCAAGATGCGTCACGCGTGTCTCATCGTCAAGTCGGCATGCGATGTTTTTTTCTGGACGCTCGCGCCGAAGCCTGCGCCAAGCTCTCTCTTCTGGGCATCGCACACGCAACGGGTGCGCGCAGGCGTGCGCTCGCGCGGGAGACTTTTTCCGGCCAGGAGCGTCACATTTTGTGGAGTATTTTTCCGATCGGCCTACGCCGCCGACTGAGACGAGGCCTGGGAAGACCCCCCCCATGCTCGAGCAAGCCAGTAGGGATCGTGCCGCCACGTCGAGGGGATGGACAGCTTCCCCCGTAGCTCCTCGCGACAGAGCTCCACGAGCTCGTGGGTCATGACGCAAGGCTTGCCGAGTTGCGGCCCAAGGAGTTGGCGGATCATCTCCCTGGATAGGCCCTCCCGGTGAAAGCTCCGCTTGCAGCTCACGTAGTGCACGACATCGGGCTGCGTGGTGGCGAAGCCCCAGATCACGCTCTCGGCCTCGGGATCGCACACGACCAGCGTCTGGGCCTCCGTGAGCAGCCGCATGACTACCTGCCGGTGCTCGGCCCAGTAGCGGAGCTCGGCCTCCGAGCGGGGCACGTGGGCCCCCAGCGCCCTGCCGTAGCGCGAGTGCGCGAAGCTCTTGAGCCAGAGGTAGACGACGCCGTCCTCGTCGCTCGATGGCTCGTAGGGGCGAAGGCGGCCGATCACTTGGCCGCCAAGGTCGCCTCTGCGCGGCGAAGCTTGTCGGTGAAGTCGCGCACGACTTCGATCAGATACCGGTCGCTCACCTGGTAGAGCGAGCCAGCGCGCGCGGCGGCCAGGGCGTTCACGAGGAGCTGCCCGAGGCGCTGATTGGGATTGTGCTCCCACGCCGCGAAGATCGTGTTGAGCAGGAGCACGCGTTCCTTAGCGGTCAGCGGCGGCTCCTCCTCATCGAGGTGAGCGCCGAGCGTGCCGAGCTCACGCGGGCCCAGATCCTTCGCCTCGACCTTCTCGACCATGCGCTTTGGCCGGTGGTTGAGGTACTTGCGGTACGGATCGCAGCCCATCTCAGGAACCCTTTTTCTTCGGTTTCTTGTACTTGCCAGCCTTGCGGTAGGCGATCGCTGCGGCCTGCTCCGTCGAGCGGCCAGCGACGACCTCGGTGCGGATGTTCTCGGAGATGGTCTTCTTGCTCTGGCCGGACTTGAGCGACATCAGAACGTCCCCTGCGCGACGGCGCGACCGAGCTCCGGATGGCCCTGCTTCTCGAGCCAGCCGCCCACCATGGCGAGCGTCTCCGCAACGCCCTCCGCCTTGGCCTTCGCGGCGAGCGCGGCATCGTGGTCCTGCTGCGCGTCGGCGCGTGCCTTGGCCGCCAGCGCGACCTTGGTGTCATGCTTCGCCTTCGGCGCGGGCTTCTTGGCGGTCTTCTTGGCTGTGCTCTTGGGGCTCTTCTTGGGCATGCGTCGCAAGATAGCGCGGCCAGCGGATCTCTCAAGGGATCGCCACCTACGGACAGGGAACACGATGGCGCGCACCAGCGGCCAGCCGTGGTTGAGGCGCCAGTAGAGCGCCTGCTTCGACAGGCCGGTGGCGCGGTCAGCGGTCATGATCGCCGCGCTCTATGGCCTCCGCGATCTCGCGCGCCACGTAAGGATCCACGCAGTGAGGGTTGTATGCGCCATCCTCGCCCAGGCTCCTCAGCCAGCCGACGATTGTGCGGGCCGTAGGATCGGCGACAAGACTTTCGCGCGCGTACTCTAGCGCCGCGCGGGCCGTGTCTGCCTCGGCAAGCGCCTCCTCTAGCGAGACCAGCTTGGCTAGCTCCTTTGCCAGGCTGTCCCGAGCTCTCACGGCGTTCTCCGCAGCCTTCACGAGGCTCTCCCTCATGAGAGCCGCTCGGGACAGGACCCTGTCCTCTTTCTTCTTCATGGCAGCACCAGCTTTCTTCTTCATGGCAGCACCAGCGGATGGTCCTTGAAGACGGCCAGGGCCTCAGCGGCCATGTCGTCGCGGATGACGCTGGCCTCCGGCTGGAGCCAGGAGTCAGCGGCGGCCACCAGATCCTCGTAGGGCTCTCGCGAGAGGAACGGCCACGCTTCGGGACAGTTCTCGACGACGACAGGGACGCCGTTGGCAACAAGATGGGCTGCGCGCAGGGAGCAGAATACGCCGTCGGGGTAGAAGAGCGGCACGACCGCCAGCCTCGCTCGTCCTAGCTGATTGTCCCGGACGTCACTGTAGATACCCGGCGGGATAAGGCGCACGCTGTAGCCTCGTCGGGCGAGACTCTCGAACACGCATTGACGCCGTTCGTTGAGGCAACCCATGAAAACTACGTCCAGGGAAGGGGCCGCACGCCCGAAGCGCTTCATGCTCGGGTGGTAGCCGACGGGCACGTGCGTGGCCTCGATGCCCCAGGCCTTCCAGCGCTCGACGTTGCGGCGGGAGAAGTCCCACACGCGCTTGCCGAAGCACCACGGGATACCGTCGTTCTCGAGGCTCGTGCCGGGCGATGGGCGCTCGGGCACGTTCTCGAAATGCCAGACCGTCGCACCCTTCGGGATCTCGTCCGGCGCCGCGTGCCCGTTGAGCACGACGTCGCCTCGGCCCATGGCAACGAGGGCGTCGTCGAGCTCACGGAAGCACTCGCCTGCAGGATGGCGACTGAGGCCGACGATCATTGCTTCGCCCGCCCCCGCGGCTGCTCGACTTCATAGCTGCGGCCCTCCTCGTTGGGGAACGCGCCGATGTACGTGCCGCCGCCAGCGGTCCACGGGTCGATGATGACGGTGAGCTGAGCCCGCGCCCGCATCGCGCTGCGGAGTTCGCGGAGGAGGATGTCGAGAACCTCCCGCTCGAAGGCGCTGGGCGCCCGCCTACTCGCCACGGGGCGCCTCCGTTGCAAGCCGTTCGCGACCGAGTTGCGTCAGCTGCACAAGTCGGTCGCCGACGAACTTGCGACCGGGTTCGTCGCGCTTGATGGCGATGAGTCCGCGGTCAGCGAGCAACGAGAGATTCCGGCCGTCGTGGCAGTGACGAGGCAGCGGCTCAACGTTGACCCACGCACCGTCCGGTGAAGCGGCCAGCCTACGCAGCAGATCCAGGCGGTGCGGGCTCACGTCTTCACCTCCCCCGCGAGGGCGCCGTGCTGCTTCCACTCGCGCGCCAGCCGCTTCATGAATTCCACGCGCGATGTGCATCCGGCGCGAACCACGAGGCGGTCGACGCGGTCGATCAGCGCACCCATAAGGAGCACGACCTCCGTCCACTCCTCCACTATCGTCCGCGCGCTCGCGTTCTGCGCGGTCTTCGTCGGGTCCGTCATGTCGTCCTCCGCGGCGGTAACTTCTCGAGTGCGGCGCGTGCAAGCCGTGTGTGGAACGGGCCGCCACGAGAGACGAGGTCCAACGCGTCCCGAGCGACCTCGAGCGCCTCCCACCCGGCATCTGCGCAGATCTTCATCGCCTCGCCGTCGTCCTCCGCCTTGTCCGCGCGCTTCTCCGCGGCGTCGAGGGCGTCGAGCAGCTCCGGGACACGCTCCACGGTGCTCTGCGCGCATAGGTTGCAGAGTGGTGTCGGCTCAAGCCCGTACTCTGTCGTGGTGCTAGCCTCGCAGGCTACGCAAAAGTCCGAGTCCTCCTCGTTGCCGTCGAAGGCGCGCATCCTCTCCGCCAGCGCCCTCAGCCTCTCCCTCTCCTCCAGCGTCACGAGCGGCCTCCGGTGGGGGCGGTGAGATGGTGTTCACCGCGCTCGATGGCGTTCGCGAGCGATGCGTCGTAGTCCTCTTCCGAGCGCCGCAGCCACGCCACGATCGCCGCGCGTTCCTCGGCGGCATCTTGCGGACCGGTGTCGTCGACGTGCGTCCGCGCGCACGTGCGTGGCGCGTGGTAGTCGCAATACCCTGGCTTGTTGGGACACGCGAACACGATGCAACGCCTTGAGCCGCTCACGTCTTCCCCCCGCCTTGCTCGGCCAGCGCGCGTCGGCCGGCGTCGGTGATGCGCCAAGCCGAGAAGCTATGCCCAGGAAACTGCGACCACTCGACCAATCCGTGACGCTTGAGCGCGTTGAAGACGTTGTCATGCAAGGGAGGGTCGAGACGTTTCAGGAACCCGTTCTCGTCGACATTCGTCAGCACCCGCCGTTGCGCCAACGACAGCTTGGCGGCGCTCACGGCTTCACCAGCGCGCGGATGCGGCGAGCGCACATCGCCGCGAAGTCATTCAGCTCATCGTCTGCCCACGGTCCATCCAACTCCTTCGCCGCAGCCTCGAGAGCCTCCACGCGGGCGGCGGTGAGGAGCGGGCGGAGGGCTTGCTGCAACCACGACACGATCGACTGCATGTGGTTCTCATCGTCCAGCGCGATGATGAAATGCTTGCCGACGAACACGGCCCGACGATGGCCGAGGTCCAAGCGAAGGTCATCGACCCGCACTATCTTCTCCACCTCGTCCACGTCGGGCGCGGCGGGAGGGGGAGAAGCGCCGGTCTGTTCCCGGCTGTCAGCGCGCGTTGTCGGGGCTAGTATCCGGTCGTCGCTCGCGCTCGAGTTGACCGCGCCACTGGTACCCGTGGCTCCCGAAGTCTTCGCCGCGCGCCCGCTGCCGTTGCAGGCGGGGCAATCGCGAGAGGGGTATTCCGCGAAAGTGCCAGGGTGATGCGGCAGCTCTTCGTAGTGATCACCCGTGCCTCCGCACGTTCCACATTTCGACGCCTCCCCAGCGGGCGAGGCGGGGGCGCGGGAGCGGATGCGGGCAGCGCATCGAAATACCCCCGCCCTGTAGTTGTGGTCCTCGCCCGGCGCCGCGCACTCGTCGTCGCATTCCTTCGCGCACCGCTCGGTCTCGAGAGCGACAGCCTCCGCCACGCGCTTGTCGGCCCAATCGTTGTGCAAGCTGCACGGCTGCATGGTCTCGAGCTGCTGCATCCCGGGTTCCCAACGGCACGCACACCGCCACGGCAACCGCCTCATGGCCTCCCGCAGCCGCTCGATCTCCGCGTCGCGGGCGTCACGCTCACGACACGCCTGGTCCAATGCCGTCTGGAGCGACGCCACCTCAGGACCCTCCTCCCTCGGCGCGGCGGGCCAGTGGCGATTGAGGTGGAAGCACACGGCGTCCGCGTCGATGCCGTTGCTGTACGATGTCACGCAGAACGAGCCGCGAAACATCAGCCACCACTTACCTCCGCTCGTGTGTTCCACGGCGAACGGCTGCCCCGTAGTCACCTCCGGCACCCCCGCCACCGCGCGGGACTCCAGAGCGGACACCGCGGCGTCGCGCTCGGCCCTCAGCGAGTCAACGCGAGCCTGGAGCGCCAGCCGCTCACGGTTCCAGTCTTTGAACGACTCGGTGGCGTACTCGTCACGTTCCCGGCAGGCCTGCTCTAGTGCCAGTTGCAACGTGCGCACGTCACGGCACTCGGACACGGGCGTAGAGATAGACGCTGTCCTTTCGAGGGTCGCAACGCGCCTCTCCAAGGCTTCCAGGTCGATGCGCGGACGGACGCTCACTTGACGCTCCGGATGGCCTGCAGCCTGGCCTCGCCATCCGCGAGACGCGTCTCCACCAGCGTCACGGCCTCGTCACTCCACTTGCCGCCGTACATGAGCCGCTCCACCGTGCTCGCGCTCACGCCCAGCATCTTCGCTGTCGGCTCTACGCCACGCGACGCCACGAGGCGGTTGAAGATCTTCGCGGCATCGGGCGACAGGGCCCGCTGTTGCGAGGTGATGCGCAGTCGCCCACGGGGGAAGTCAGGATTCATCGTCAGCCTCCGGTAGTCTGAGCGCCTCACGCAAGTCGCCATCCGAGCTGTCGCCCGCGAATGCCTCGATGTCCTCCTGGCGCAGGCCGTTCTCCATAGGCTGGCTGGGCGGCAGATCTGCCAGCGACGGCGGCTCGAACTCGGCGAGCCGAGACTCGGCCCACCGACGCTGCTTGGCCGTAAGGAGTCCGTACCGCGGAATGCCGCCCAGCATCGACTCGAAGGCCTCTCGCTCGCGCGGGCGGAGGTTGTGCGCCAGGAGGCGCAGGAGCAAGGCCTCGTCGGTCACGGCGGCACCTCGTCGGGTGGGATCAGGGTGGCGTCGTCGGGATCGCCCAGGCGGCGGTAGCCGATAAGGCGTGGCCCGTCGCCCGCAGAGTCGTAGACCGCCACCAGCGACCGCGGCCCGAGCGCCGCGATGGCCTCCTCGACGCTGCGGACTACGGCGTAGATGCCGCCGCGCGCCGCCAGCTCATGGCCCCAGCGCGCTTGCTCCGGCGTCGGAGCCCGCTTGCCGATCTTCGCCTCAAGACCGACCAGGCGCCCCGAAGGCCGCAGCACGACGAAGATGTCCGGGCTCCCGATGCCACATCCCAGGCGCTTGTTCCGGCGCGAGCCCTGCTCGTTCCGGAAGGCGAAGTGGCCGGCGGCCTGCATCGCCTCGATGATGGCCACCTTGAGCTTGGCCTCCGGCTGCATCACAGCCTCTGCGGCGACACGAGGCCGCACCGGAAGTCGCCCACGAGCACGCTCACCGGATCGAGCTGACCGGAGAAGCCGAACTGAGCCTCTTCGCTGTCGAGCGCCGACAGGTGCCGCTCCAGGTACTTCGGGGTGATCCGCAGGGGTTCGCGGTAGGGCTTCTGGCCCTCGGCATCCTGGACGTCGCACGGCACCACAAGCTCGCCCGCAGCGTCGGCGCCGTCCGCGGTGAGCCGCAGGCCGTCCTTCACGACTTGCATGAGGATGCCACTCGCCAGGGACAGATCCGCGCTCCTGAGGCCCTCGAGAAGCGTCTCGCGGAGACCCGACACCAGCGTCCGGATGGCGGGCACACCCTCCACCATGCGTTCGATGGGCGACTGCTCTGCGCTGTTGAGCCTCGCCACGATCACGGTGTCGACGCCGCCGGGACCTGGCAGCGTGAGGATCCCACTCGGGCCGTCCACGAGCACGGTGACGTCATCGGCACCCGACGAGCCCAGTGCGCCCAGCAGGCGCTTCGCCGTCGTCTTGGGGAGGCTGACATCCAGGGCGGCGCACTCCTCCTCCAGCTCCACCCTGGCCAGCGCGGCGGTGTGGCCATCCGAGGCCATCGCCAGCAGCGTCTTGCCTTCCACACGCAGGCGCACGCACGCGATCCACGGGCGTGTCCAGTCGTCGCATGCCGCGAAGAGGACCTGCTTGATGACGCGCGTCAGGGCAGGCGCAGGCAGGAGCGTGCCGCCAGGCTTACCGCCCTGCTCCCGCACGCTGTACTCCGACGTCGACAGGAGATAGCTCCGCTTGCCCGCGCGGAGCTGCAGCCGGCCACCCTGCAGGCCGATGCGCACGCGGTCGGCGTCGAGACGGCTCACGATGTCCTTCAGCCGAGCGCCATCCACGGCCACCGATGCCGGCGTCGTCGAGGACGCGGGCGCCATGCACGTGACGGCCATCTGCTCGTCGAGCCCCTGCACGACCAGCTTGTTGCCCGCGGTCGACAGGCTCACGGCCTGGAAGGCGGCCATGGTGCTCCGGGGGTTCGCCACGCTGCATGGCAGCGCCAGCGCCGCGGTCAGCGCGCCGCGCTCGATGGTGAGATCCATCACGCCACCTTGCGCCGCGGTGCGTGCCTGAGGCTGTCGACCAGGGCCTCGGCCGCTTTGGGCGTGTGGACGGCCAGAAGGCGGACGGCCAGCTCGAGCACCTCGTAGACGGCCTCCGGCTCCGCCTTCTCCGCCTCGAACGCCGCCAGCCTGCCGTAGTAGTCAGGGCTCATTTGCTGTCCTCCATGTCGCGCTCCACGAGCGCATGCGTGCCTTGGTAGACCGTCAGGCCGGCCATGATTCGGTAGAGCGTCGACCGGCTCATCTTGAGCCGCTCCAGCGTCTCGGCTTCCCCCAGCTCCCGAAAGAGTTTCGTCACGTACGCCCTCGCCGCATGCGGCAGCGGCTCCCCTCTGGAGACTGTTTTTCCTACCGTCATCGAAGTTGACATTACACATTCGCGGATACATAGTCAAGGCGTGATGGTCGAGACGCCCTTCGAAACCGAGCCGCTGCCGGCGTGCGACTGCTGCGGTCGTCGCGCCACGCGAGAGCTTGTGCCCGGTCTCTACGCCTGCTCCGCAGCGTGCGAGCGCCGCATCGTTGACGCGTACATCTGCGAGCGCTGCTCTCGCTACTTGCCTCTCGAAGGCCACGCGGCCGGATGCTACGAGGTGGCCCGTGGATAGCCTCGTCCAGCAGATCGTCGACGTCGCTGGGCCCGCCCACGACCGCGCGACCCACCAGAAGATCCGTGGTGTGCTCGACGTGTACTCCGTGACGAAGGGGCGCTACTACGCCACGTGGCGTTCTGCGGACGGCACGGTCATGACGCAGCGTGAGACGACCCTCGAGAAGGCCCTGCGATCGCTCATCTTCGCCCTCAGCAAGGAGAGTCGGTGATGTCGGCGATCCGTCGCCAAGTCGTCGAGGAATACGCCGCGCGCTACCGCCAGGCGAAGCGCGCGCCGATCGAGGCTAGGGCGGCGGGCCTCGACGGGGAGATCTCGAGCTTCGTGGGTGCCGCCGACGCGTACATCTCCGCCCTCGAGAGGCTGACCAACGAGCTTCGTTCGTAGGTTCCAGTGGCCGACCGACGCGCAGCATCATCGCGTGCCTCGACGGAGGCCTGGGTCGTTAGACCCTTGGTCGCTCGGCCACTGGAGGACATGAACCATGCAGAAGAGTGAATCGATCGCTGCCCTCGCCGCCGCCCTGGCCAAGGCGCAGGGCGAGATGGGCCTCGCCACGAAAGACGCCGTGAACCCTCACCTACGAAACCGCTACGCCGATCTCGCCGCGCTCTGGGAGGCCGCGCGTGGACCGCTCAGCACGAACGGCCTGGCCGTCGTCCAGGTGCCAGGCAATGCGCCACCTGCCGGCCACGTGTCGATGGTGACGACGCTCCTCCACGCCAGCGGCGAGTGGATGAGTGGCGCGCTGACGCTGCCTGTCCAGAAGGCTGACGCTCAGGGTTATGGGAGCGCCATCACCTACGCCCGCCGGTACGGCCTGGCGGCCATCTGCGGCATCGCGGCAGGAGTCGACGACGACGGCGAGGCCGCGGTGCGCCGCTCGCCTCCTGCCGTCCAGCAGGACCATGTGAGTGAGGCCTTGCCTCAGCCGCGTAAGCCCAAGAAGACAGCGGAGCCCGTCCCTGCAAACGGCAACGGCGAGCTGCCAGTGCACCCCGTCGCGCAATTCGAGCAGGACATCGCGGATGCCAATACGGTCACGGCACTCGCCGAGATCGCGCTCCGCATCAACGATGCGCGGCTGACGAAGGAGGATCAGGCCTACCTGCGGCCCATCTATGCCGCACGCAAGAAGGCCATCGAGCCGGCGCCGTCGTCGCCCGCGGTCGAGGGTGCGTCGTGAAGCTCACCGCCAGCCGCGCAGCGCTCGCTTTCAGGTGCCAATGGTGGATGCGAGACGAGGCCCCGCACCTCGAGACCTCGCCTGGGCCTTGGGCCGAAGAGGGCTCGCTCCTCCACGCCATGATCGAGGCCCATCTCAAGGGCACCGACCCTATGGCGCCCGTCGACGCCTTCTCGCTCAACGACGACGCGGTGGCGCGCGTCAAGCGCAAGTACGCCGCTTGGCATGCGTGGTACCTCCTGCAGCCGGAGCACCCGTGGAAGGTCGAGCAGGCGCTCGCGTTCGATCCCAAGACGGGCAGGGCGCGCGAGCTTCTGACCGACCATCACCGCGACTACTCGCGCGCTGAGCCGGGCGAGGTGGCCATGACGGCCGACGTGCTCGGCGTGGGCCAGGATGAAGATGGCTCGTACGCCGTTTGTTTAGACTGGAAATCAGGGCAGGACAGCGTCTACGCCCCTGCGCAGCTCGGCCTGCTCGGCCTGGCATGGGCGCGCGTGCTCGGCGTCTCGCGCGCGTTCGGGCGCGCCGTCTACATCGGCGAGGAGGGCGTGCACGAGAAAAGCGTGTGGATGACCGAGATGGACATGGACATCCTGCAGCACGAGCTCGTGCGCATCCTCGAGACGCCAGATCCCGATCCGCAGCCTGGCCCGCACTGCTCCGAGATGTGGTGTCCTGCGCGCCACCAGTGCCCCGCCACGCAGGCGAGCATAGCTGTCGTTGCCGGCCTCTCCGCGGGCGACATCGAACAGCTGGCGCTCGACAAGATCCAGACGCCGCTCCAGGCAGGCCTCGCGCACCTGCGGCTCAAGGTCGTCACGGACGCCGTCGACGCCGTGAAGAAGCGGATCCGCGAAGTCGTCGAGGCCAGCGGCTCGGCGCCGACGCGACCCGGGAAGGAGCTGCGCCTCTTCCGCGACACGTACGAATCCTTCGCGCGCTCCAGGCTGCCGCCTGAGTCGGCGGAGGCCACCTTGCAGGAGCTGCGCGATCTCGGCGCGCTGACGTTTCAGGAGCGCGTTGTGCTCCGAGAGGTGAAGGTCAAGTGAAACTCTTCTTCAGCGCACCGGTGCACGACCGGCCCGAGCCACGTTTCGTGACGGCCTTCGCCGCGACGTGCGTGATGCTGCGCGCGTGGGGCATCGACTGCTACGTCGAGATGCCCGAGGGCGAGTCGCTGATCACGCGCGCGAGGAACAACGCCGTGGCGCGGTTTCTCGCCGACAAGAGCGCCACGCACCTCCTGTTCATCGACGCCGATCAGATCTTCCGCCCTGAGCACGTGCGCCTCCTGCTGGACGCCTCGCAGCACCACCCGCTGGTTGGCGGCCTCGTGCCCAAGAAGGCCATCAACTGGCCTGAGGTGAAGGCCGCCGTGCTCGCCGGCAAGGACCCGGAGGCGCACGCTGCCTACTACGTCTTCAACGCGCGCGACGGACAGCGGGCCACCGTGACCCACGGCTGCTACCCCGTCGACGCCATCGGCACGGGGATGATGCTCGTCACCCGAGACGTCATCGGGCGCATGATCGCGGCCGATCCGGCGCTGGCATACTACTCCGACGACGACGACGCCGAGCCCTCTCCGAGGTGGGCGGTATTCGACACGGGGATCGCCGATGGGCGGTACCTGTCCGAGGACTACCTGTTCTGCCGGCGCGCTCGCGCTCTGGGCGTCCAGCCGCACATCCACCTCGGGATCCAGGACGTGGCTCACATCGGCAAGTACATCTATCGCGGCTCCGTCCAGGCGCTCTTTCTCGAGCCCGTACCGGTGATCCGGTGACCGCGCCGCTCGTGGTCAGTGCGTGTTACGGCGGTTACGACCGTTTCAAGCCGCCGCCGCCAGGCTGCTCGCGTGCGGTCATGTTCACCGACAGGCCGCACGACGCCGCAGCGCTCGGGTGGAGCGTCGTCTCCGGCGCCAATCCTAGCGTGCCGCCGAGGCTCCGAAGCAAGCCTCCGAAGTGCACGCCGCAGCTTCTTCTCCTCGACGCCGACGAGGACGTGATCTGGATCGACGCGTCCCTCCGCTCGACGGGCAAGGATGTGCGTGAGCTGCTCGAGCTTGTGCCCGTCGGCGGCGTCGGTACGTTCAGGCATCGCTTCCGCGAGACCCTCCTCGCAGAGGCCATCGAGAGCGCCGCCCTGCCGCGCTACAAAGACGAGCCTGTCATTCAGCAAGCGCAGTTCTACAACAACCGTCCGGTGTTCCCGCGTCTGTGGGAGACGGGGTGTGTCGTCTGGAGGGGAGCTCAGCACACGCTCGGGGTCCGCTGGCTTGCCGAGTGCCTGACCTGGAGCAGTCAGGATCAGGTTAGCTTCCCTGCTGCCGCGGCAGCCGTAGGGGCCGCCGTCACGACGCTGCCAGGGACCAGCGTGGAGAATCGCTGGCTACTCTGGGAACAGCACGCGATCGTCGACTGGAGCGCCTAGGTAGGCTCGGTCACTTCGGCGCGCGACAGCGACTCTGCGAGCGCCAGCCGCGTCCTCGGTCCAGGTTTGCCGTCGACGACGAGCGGCGGGTGCTCCTTCTGAAAGACCATCACCGCGTCGCGCGTGCGCGGGCCCCAGATCCCATCTACGTCGAGCTGCATGCCGAGCACGAGGCTCAAGGCGCGCTGCAGACCGAACACGGTTCCTAGGTCGCCCATGTTAGAGGTGGGCGCTGGCTCGGTGGAAGGCGGAGCGCCTAGCCTGTCGCGCAGCTCGTTCCATCGAGCGCCGCGGCACTGGCGCCGCACGGCGTCATCGAGCTCGGCCACCGTGATCTTCAGGTCCCCGTTGTCGTCGAAGCCGGAGTTGGCCGTGAACACGGTTCGGTCCCATGCGCTGCGCGCCGAGTCGACGAGGACGAAGTCGGGGCCGCCCGCGATGGCGCCGTCGAGGAAGGCTGGCGTGAAGGTAGCGACGTAGATGAGCGCCACGCTCTGCAGCTTGCCCTTGTACGCGGAGTAGTAGCGTCGCAAGTATGGGAGCTGACCGCGCACGCCGAGTCCACGGAAAGCCGCCGACCGCGTCTTGGGCTCGAGCTCCGGGTGAAAGCCGAGGTTCACGAGTGTCGACGGCATCGCCTGGAAGATGCCGCTCGCGTCTCCGTTCGGGTTGTGGGCCGTCGCGTAGGCGCCGCTCTCGGCGTAGAGTGGGCATGCGAGCTCGATGGGATCGCAGTCGAGCTCGCGGCACACGAGGTGGAAGTCGACGATGGCCGCTGGCGACCAGTCTGCGGTGTAGTGGACGTCGCTCATGGCGTCACCCGGCATGGGCAGCCAGAGGCCAAACGGCAGCATTGCCCAGAAGATGTGCACGCGCTCACGCTGGTCTCTGCTCGGGTGTTCTGTGACGCACGACGCCGCGGAGGCTCTTCTTCCAGATCGGGCGCGACCCAAAGATCTCCGTTGTTCCGGTGCCACGCTTGCGGCGCACGGTGTAGCCGCCGTGAGAGATCGAGAACGGCCTCTCGAGCTTGCCCATGTGGTCGAACGGGCCCTTGCCCATGGGATCGAACCACGATGGCAGGACGAAGTTGGAGCCGCTCACGACGGTGCCGCCAAGCGGGTAGACGTCGCCTTGGACCGCATCGCAGCCTTCGA